CCTCTAATAAAACCTAGTATAGAACCCTTAAAAATCTTTTCACAGTTATGCGTTCTACAAACCCAATTGCCCCTATACGATTCACCTTCAGGATAAAGGTTTACGGCGGAGATATTGTCTCCACCGTGTATGGGACAAGCCATACTAATGAACTTGCCATTGATTTTATAATCAATATGGAAAGCTTCCAATAATGTTTCAATATTATCGCATACCTCATCGCACAATACTTTGAGTTTAGCCTGATCATTCAAATGGGATTTGGTCATTGTTTTCATCAACTATAAAACCTTCGCTATTAGACTTAACATTATTCACAATTTCTAAACGAGTTCTACCTTCAGTAATCTTAGCACACCAACCCTTCATGTAGCAGTTGATATAGTCATTATCATCTAATCCGCCACCATGACGACTAATTAGTGGTACTAATTTACGATTACCATTGTCGGGTCCATCCTCAGCAATTTCTTCATCACTCTTACGTTTGAAGATGGTGAAGTTGCTACATAACCATATAATACGATCTGAGCCGCTAGCCGAGTCTGTGCTTTCTTTGGTAATACCGTCTCGATTAAGCTGAATAAAGGCCACAATCGGAACCTTGTATCTTACAGCAAAGTTATGAAGGCTGGTCATCATAAAACCCAAAACCTGATACTCTTTCATATCTTGACTAATACCGGCACTATCCATAAGTTTCAAATAGTCATAAAAAATCACACACTCTTTTGCTGTTCCATCATCATTCAGTCCTACTTCTTTTACCAACCATCGTCGCATAATAGCGAGTTGATCTTCAAAAGCCTTACCAGCAATACTTTTATGATAAATCTTCATCTTCTTAAGATCTTCAACGGCTTTTAATAGCTTGTTCTTTTTATCTTGAGATTCAGCAAATTTGCCCGTTTCGATAGTATTAATCTCTATTTCACTCATCATTGCCAACAGCCTATGAATATGATCTTCTCTATTCATTTCTGTATCCATATTTAATACTGGAATACCTAGAGCCGCTATGTTTTTACCCATATTATCTGACATTAAGGTTTTACCAACCTTTGGTCTGGCTCCGATAACATTAATAGTGCCACGCCTTAAGCCACCCCCAATAGCCTGATCGTATATAGGAAATCCTGTGGGAATGCCAACTTGATCAATTTTGTTTTCCTCAAGCTGCTTCACATAATCTTCAACAGTTAATCCTATCTGCTCTGGAGCAGATTCATTATCTGTTAGCAGTGAAGAAAAATTGAAAACACTATCTTCTGCTATTCCTATAATGGAAGAGATAGACTCATTACCACTAATTTCTAGTAGTTTGTCTTGGGTCTGTTCTAGTTGTTTGCGTAATAGTCTTGCTATTTCTAGCTTGCGTATTTTGGCCGCGAACTTTCTCACATTCTCCAGACTAACTGGAAAATCCATTATAGCTTTTAGGTGTTGGGTTTCTTCCTTTTTGGATAGAATATGAGATACACCCAATTCTTGTGCAGTAGAGTATATGGATGCGATATCTATCTTTGGTTGATTATTCTCACACAAGTGCTTAACACACTTAAAAATAATACCATTACTATCTACTGTAAAAGAAGATTCTTGTAATATATCCGCAATATCTAAATATGCGGCATCACCATATGTACAAATGCCCGCTAAAACGGCTCTTTCTGCCGCTGGATCACACAAAATCATTAGCCTGCTCCTGTCGCACACTTGTTGCACTTATATCTCTCTATAGAGTCTACCAGATCTGGTGCAACTTTTTCTTTTTTTCCACAAACCCTACACTGAACTTTGATTGGCTCAAAATCTCTTAGGCGTGCTGATGGTGGGGGCTTTTTAACTTTTCTATCAAACTCTAGATCTTCCTTGCACATACTAAATTCAGGCATACTCTCAAACTTATTTATGCTCCTTTTCTTAGGAGTTTTATTTGTTTTAGAACGGGTACGAGGACGCTTTTTTACTACGGGTGCTGGTTCTTCTACTTCTTCATCCTCGTCTTCTGTATTATCTTCTACTAAAGCTTTTTGCAGTATCGATATAAGCTGTTTAATATCTTCGTTATTAAGACCCATGCTTCACCTTTGTTCTTTGGACTGACATTAGAATATCTGATAAGTTTTTAATACCATTAGCTAAATATGATAATCTATCACTTCTTTGTTTAGCGTATTTTTTAATATTATTCAGTGATTGGGCTCTGTCATTGTGCTTAATGGCCTGAGACGCTTTTTCGATATACCCGTAACCCTTATAGTTATTAATCTCATCAGAGATCAATTCTTTAATAGTTTCTTCTGCCCAGTTGTATCGTGCTAATTCTCTATTAACGGTTCGTTGTAAATGGAACGAATATTGACCCAAACGATATGCTATTTGAGCACAATCTTCAGGAGTTAACTTTTCTATCATATCTCTGTTCATAGACAGATACTGGTTTAGTTCTTCTGAACCTAGACTATCATCCCGATATTGTGGTAATCCTATAGACTGTTCATATTCATCTAATATATCATCCCAATATTTTAGCTCTTCTTTGGATGTTTTAAGCATTTTTTATCCTTTCGCTCCATAAGTCTCTAGATTCAAAATGAGGCAACTCAACATACTTTATACCATTTAGATTGCACCATTCTAGTTTTTCACGATCTCTCTTTTGAGCTTTCATAAAATTAAGCATGGTATTGTGATAAAATTGAACAAACTTATAGTGTTGCTCGCCATGAACTTCAAAACATATTTTCTTAAGTGGCAGATAAAAGTCTAGATAAAGAGTTTCACTTCTTCTGATCTGAATTGGTATTTCTTCCAATACTTGCATAGTAGGAAAATGTTCTGCTAATAAAGCTCGTGTTAACAGGTGTAAGGATGATCTATTATCTGTTTTACCTTTGGCCATATTGCCGGTCAATAACCAATTAGATGAATTGCCATCTAAATCTTTAACTAGCATTTAATCCCCATAGTTTCTTTAATACTTTTGACTAAATCATTAAAAGCCTTTGGATTATCCACTAAATATTGTCTAACCTTTTCAGTTCCTTGGAATTTGGGTTTATCTGCTACTGATGTTAATGTATACCAAGCTCCACCCTTATGAATTAACCCCATATCTGATGCTAGAGTAATAGCTTCCATATATCGGTCTATACCCTGACCATATCTGAGATAACTAGTAATAACACCGCCCGGTGGACCCAAAGCGGAACATACTACTTGCCATTCTACTTCTTGACCTATTTGTGTACCGTCAGCGCTAAGTGTCCAAGGCTTTGTGCTTTTAGCTCTTAGTTTAATATCTGTTTGATATGCAATAGCTTGTCCGCTCTTTTCCTTGAATTCTGCACCATATCCAGTTGGATTACCCATAAGGTGAGTGATACCAATCACAATATTTTTATTTACAGGAATAACATTAGCAACCTTGCGACAAAACTTTGCCAATAACTTAGCACCGTCTGCTCGTTGCATCTTGTCCATTTCGCTTGTAATTTCTGCTTCTGTACATAGTGCAGAATACGAATCAATAATTACTACTGATCCTGGAAGCTCATTAATAATCTTTTCAGCAATTTGCAGATAATCTTCTGCGTGTAGAATTTTACCTTGTTGACTACCAATTACATGAAATCTATTTAGATCTAATCCGGGAATACCTTCTAAGTCTCTTTTCTTTAATCGTCCTTCTATGTTCAGATAGTAAACTTCTCTAGGAGTCTTAAGAGAACCTTGATATTCTGGTCTTTGGGCTGTTGCACAAAAATCCAGAGACAAACTAGTTTTACCCACTTTAGGTTGACCAGTAAGCACAACAAAACTACCTTCTGGTACACCACCGTTTAGGATAATATCTAGTGCGGGACTCACAGGAATAACGGTGCTTTTACGATCAACAATAGCACTTCCCGATAAAATAATATCGTCTCCGAAATTCTTTACCACATCTTCTTTAAGACTCATTCTAGATCCTTCAATTTCGAGATAATGTTTGGTTTATTACTAGTTTTACTAAAAGATACATTGTCTTTGCGCTCAATCTTTAGCGACAATGTTTGATTTTC